TTCGGCGTCAGCCCGAAGTCCTGCTTGAGCAGGCGCGTGATATCGGCGTGCAACGAGGGATTCACTGGATTGCCTTCCTGCCTGCGGAAACATGGCAAGCCAAGTCATCGAGCATCTGCTCGAAGAGCCCGTCGTTGTCCGCGAGGTTGTCGCGGTACACACCGACCAGATGGGGAGCGTGCCGGCGCATCGCGTACTGGTAGTCGCGGCTGGTGTACTCCACCGCGGCGGCCTCACCCGTCTTTCTGCTCAGGAACACGGCGACTTCGCCGTGCGCGAGGACCGCATCACAAGCGCTCTGCGCAATCCGCAAGGTGCCCTGCGAGAGGTGGCCGAGCGTCCTCATGGCGCTCCCACCCGATCGAGCAACTCTCGCGCCTTCGCTCGCAGCTCGGCCATGTGGTGCCGGCGTACATCGAGGCGCCGGTGACCGACAGCGGTATTCAGTGGCTCGCTCCGGGGCGTCGCAATGTTGCTCACGAAAGCGACCAGGCTGTCGACGGCAGCCTCGACGGCGATGAGTGCATCCGCTAGTTCGTTGTCCACGGCGGTCTCGGCGCGCACGTAGATGGACAGCCGTGCCCTTGCGATAGCCGACAGATCAACGGGCGCGCCGCTCATTCCGCACCGCCCTTGCCGGCGCCGGCCATCCAGGACAGGAAAATGCTCTCGCGAAGGCCCCGCGATTGGCCGCCCAGGCTCTGTAGGGCAGGGAAGTCGCCACACGCCATGCGCCGATACAGGGTCGCGCGGCTCAGTCCGGAACGGCGGACGAGCTCGGGCAGCCGGAGAATGCGATCCGTATCCGGCGGCATGGAGCCGGCGCTACCCTGCAGGCGGTTATCAAGAAGTCGAATCACCGAAGACATGGAGCGCCCCTCAGTGCAACGCGCCGCAGCGGTGGGACGCGCGAGCCCGCGCGAGGCGTACCAGGTCGCCGGCAGTAAACACGGTGCGTAGGCCGCTCACCGGGTCGATGACGAAGATCGCGAAGCTCGTACTGCGTTCCATGTCGACGTGGGCGTTGGTCGCACGTGCGTCGAGTTCACCGAGCGCCTGCATCGCTGTCGTCGCTGCTGCCTCGTTCGACAGGCCGTGTTGGTCCCGCAGGTATGACGCACAGCGGTGCACGAGCAGGTTGCGGTCGTGGTGAAGATGCTCGGCCTGGTGGGCGAGCAGGTAGCCGATGGCTTCCTCACGCGCATTGGTGTGGCTCATCTCTCTCTCCTTGGCAGGTTGAAATGCCGGCTAGCCGGCGGCGCGCATGGCTGCTGGCTCGGCCATGGCGGGGTCGCTGGGCGCGAGGCGCGCCGTCAGCGGAATCTGGATGGCGGGGTTGGGCGTGTCGCTAGGGCAGAGCGTCCGCAAGACCTCGAGCGACGCCAGCCACACATGCCCGCAGGCGTCGTTTTGGCACTCGAAGCGCAGCTCGCTGTAGAGCGCGGTGATCACGTAGCTGGTCCGCACGCGCGCCCATGCGTTGCAGTGCGGGCAGCGGGTGCGTAGGCGCGTGACCGGGTGATCGGAACCTGAACGCGAAGCGTGATGAGAGGCACGGGTCATGCGTGATTCACTCCATCGGCGATATCAGGGTGGCCGGCACGCTCCGTCGACGATTCGTACACCGGCAGGCCGAGGAGGTAGATCTCCCTCGCCAGCGCCGCGCTCGTCGTGCCGCGTTGCCCAACCAGGATTTCGTGCTTCTCCAGCTCGGGGGCGAGCAGCCGGAGCGCGATCTGACGTTTTTCCACGCCTCTCGGGGCGTACCTACGGACAGGGGGTTTGCGCATGCTCGGCATGGGTTACGATGGCCCGAATGTGTCACACAATTCGCAGAATACACGCAATTTGCGTGATTGCAATAGGCAATCTGCGGAAATCACGCACGCTACGGGGCCATCGATGAGTCAGTTACAGGCTGGGCCGGTCATCAACCGGATGCGCCAAGCCGCCGGCGTCGACACCGACATCGCGCTGGGCAAGCTTTTTGGCTACCAGACGAGCGCCGTGTCCGGTTGGAGGCAGCGCAACAAGGTGCCTTACGAGGAATGCGTGATTCTCGCGCAACGCATGAATGTCAGCGTGGACTGGCTGTTATTCGGGGTTGGCGCGCGGGACCTTTCCGAAGGCGCTGCCAGCGCCGGCGATGACGACGCGGACCCCCGCCTGCAGCGCCTGCTCGGGTTCTTCCGAAGCTGGATGGCAACGCACGGCGAAGACGCAAAGGCATGGCTCGAGATGCAGATCGCGCGCGCCGTGCCGGAGTACGCCGATCACGTAGCATCGCGGCGCCAGTCCTGATCAGCCGTCGACCGGGCCGGGGCAACGTCGCCCCGGCCCCTCCCTAGTCAGGCGCTTGTCCAGCGTTCTAACGCGGAGAGATGCGCATCCATATTGCGCAGCACGCTCGCGAACAGCTGAAACGTGCCATCCGCGATGTGGTGCTGGTGGTCTTGGTGGAGCAGCGCGGCGGTGGCGTGCAGCGCCATGTCCAGCGCCGCATAGGCGCCCCGCAGCGATTCCACGGCCTTCACCACGGCTGGCTGCTCGGCCCCCATCACGGCCGCAGACCGCGCATCATCAGCGCGTACTCCAGGAGCTCGGCGCTTTCCTCGGCCAGCCCGCTGAGCTTCGATCGTGCGCGCTTCCTGATGCCCGGCTCGCTGGCCAGCAACTCGCGCAGGTAGCGAAGCTGATGCAACGCCTCGACGGCAATGCGGTCCCCCGGCACGGAGGCGGCCGCGTGCGTTTTCCTCGGCAAAAAGGGAACGACGGTACCCATCAGCCGCCTTCTCCTACCAGCACGCTCACATCCAGGCCAAGAAGCGCGCCCACTCGCGGAAGTTCGTCTGGCTGCAGGCGCCATGCGGCGCCATCCATACGCAGCTCGTACACCGTCTCCGGAGGGCTGCCATCCGAGTGGCCTCGCTGAGCCACCAGCAGCGGCGTAGTGCTGGTGGCGCTCGCGATGTGCCGCAGCGCGCCGACGTCGTCGCCATCCGGAAGCAGCAGCACTGCGCGCAACTGCTGGCCGCGCCCATCGAGCGCGGTTTCCAGCGACAACACCAAGTGGCGGCCCCCGAGTTGACGGTCGCCCAGCAGATACACGGAACCGGCTTCGCCTGCCGGCAAGGGAATGACGTTCATGCGGACATCCTTTGGTGGTGGAGTCCGTCACCTCGACGCCAATCGAGGTGACGGACGGCGCACGGTTGGCGTACCGGCCCAAAGGATACCGGCGAGCCCGAAGGCTCCCGCGCGCCGCCCGCCATAAACGAGCCGCTGGCCCAGTGTACAGGCACAAAAAAAGCGCCTGCACGGAGGTGGGCGCTTGCGCGCCTTTGGTCATTCGGGACGCCAATCCCGGCGGCCGAATTGGCGGCCGCAGCCAAACTGTCTCACTGCATCTCAGCAGGTGTCAAGCTATGCGGCCTTCTCCGGCGCCTTGTCGGTGCCGGCGGGCTTCGTCTCCAACTCCAGCTGCGTAGTCATGCCCGCGTCGGTGAGATGATGCTTCACGCTCTTGATGAGCCAGTCCGACTCGTCGATCTCCGGCTTGAATCCATGCACCGTGAGGTGCATCTCCGGGTACAGCTCCGGCCGTGCATGGGCGAGGGTGATCTGGAAGGACGACACCCCGCGCTGCAGACGTCGAAATTCGCTGCGCGCCGCTCGCATGGCGTTGGACTTGCTCGCGTAGATAGTGCGCAGCACCTTGACCCCGTGGCCATCGTCGCTCCCGACCAGGACGTCGCCTGTGTGGCCGCCCCCCTTGTCCTCGTAACGAGCACGCACACCACCGTACGCGCCACGTTCGGCGGCGTGCCACCGATGGTCGTCACCGGACTTTCGCTCGATGGTGGTCGATGGAATCGGCCTCCCGCTCGCCGTCGTCCCCATGCCAATAGGCGCGAAGATCAGCGCGCCGGCTTTGATCGTAGCTACTGCGTCGTAGCGCATACCCAGCCGCGTCAGGAAATTGATGTCGCTCTCGCTGGTCTGATCGATGTGGTCGATCGCCTGGTCGCGTAGCGTGGGATGGCATCGTGGCGTGAGGCTGTTGCGGCCGGCGAGTTCGTCGACGATGGCGCCCACAGTGGTGTCGTGCCAGCTCTGCTCCCGTTGTGCTCTCAGGCTGCTTTTCAGGTGGGCGCTCCGCGCGACCAGCGCGAGTTCGTCCGGCGCTCCCGAGTGCTCCACCTCGTCGACCGTAAAGGTCCCCATGTCCACCAGCCCTGACACATCCCAGCCCAGCCAGACGCGCAGCGTCGCACCGCGCGGCGGAATGGCGAGTCGCCCATCGTGGTCCGTGAGGCGGATATCCAGTTGATCGGCAGTCTCGCGTCTGCAGCTAGTCACGCTGAGCTCGACCAGACGAGGCTGCAGCTTTCCCGTGAGGTCCCGGCCGTCCAGGGTGACCTTCCATCGCGGGATGGGCGTGGCGGCGCTCAAGCGACGCTCCCCATGCGGCTGCCGTTGTCGATGGTCGCCATGCGCTCGCCGCTAGGATCGTTGGCGGCTTCGACCTGCTCGTCGTCCACGCGCTTGAGCTGCAGCGTGAAGTCGGTACGCCGAGCCAGTCCATCCTGGGTGAAGGCGGAGCTGTTTTCCTGCAGGCTGAGGATGACCCACGCCCCCATGACGCGCCCGGCGCCGGAGACCATCGCATACGCACGGCCGGCGTCACCCATGCCGCGCAGCGTTTGCAGGCTGTCGGCGCGGCCCGCCACCTCCGGCACCAGCGTGCCGGAGAGCGTGAAGGTGTCCTCGCCCTGTCCGATGAACTGCGAGGCTTCGCGTTCGCCGACCCTGCTGTTGGATGGATGCCGCCACGCGGTCGAGCGCTGCAGCTCGTGGTACGCCAGGTTGGATATCTCGAAAACGAACTGACCCAGGGCCATGAGCATAGGCGTCCTCCTACTCGTCGATGTCGGCCAGGCGGCTACGCCGCTGGGTGGCGGCGGCGCGATCGCGCCGGTCCAGTTCCTCGCGAATGGCGCGCGCGGTGTCCTTGGCATCGCCCCCCGGTGGCGTCGATACCGTGAGGTGGTAGACGTTGCTGTTGGTCACCGTGGCCGGTGCTGCCTTAACGGGCGAGCTGTCGAAACGCAGCGCATCGTTGGCGAGCACCTTGAGCGCTTCGCCCTGGCCCATGCCGCCGGCGCGAAGCTGCCCGTATCGATCGCGGAGGGCCTCCATCTGCGGCTTGAGGCGTTCGGCAGCGTCGACGTAGGCGGTGGTGTCGGCCGGCCCTTCGTCGAGGCCCAGCGCCCGGCGCATGGCTCGCCAACGATCGACCAGCCAGCGGATCTTCCCGGCGATCCAATCGAACGCCGCCGCGAACGGCGCCTTGATGGCGTCGCCGACGCTGCCGGCGTTCGTGACGATCCAGCCGATTCCCTCGCCGATCTTCGTCCCCAGCCAGACGAACGCCTTGACCACCCACGTCACGGCTTCCACCAAGCCACCCAGCACGTAGCCCAGCGCTCGACCGAACCCCACGCCCGCCGAGCTGGCGGCGTCCAGCTGCTCCTTGGTCGCCTGCATAGGGCTGAAGAGGTCGCCGAGCCAGCGCCAGACGGATTCCAGCGACCCGACGAGCGCGTCCCAGAGAGGTTTGAGCGGCGAGAGCGCGGCGCCCAAGGCGGAGAGAGCCGGCCCGAGCACTTCGGCCACGCCCTGGCCGACTCCGACGAAGAAAGCCCTGATGGGCTGCCAGTACTTCCAGACCAAGAAAACGACAGCGGTGATCGCCGCGGCGACGGCGAGCAGCGGCCAGCTCACGGCGCCTAGGGCGAGCACGGCGCCCCGCGCGCCAAGCGCGACGCGGCCAAGCACACCAGGGGCCGCGCCGGCCCCTGCGGCTGCGCCAGCGCCGCCTGCGCGCGCAGCCAGGCCCAACCCCGCGCGCCCGACAGCGAAGCGCAGGAGCGAGAACTGGCCGATCAGCCCACCGAGCGTGATCATCAGGCCGCCGGCGGCGATGGTCAGTACGCCGATCACCGATGCCACCAAGCCCAACCCCCGAGCCAGCGCAGGGTGACGGTCGGCCCACGCCGTCATGGCCTTCAGCGCGCTCACAGCGCGAGCCAGCACCGCCACGTACGTGGGAAGTATCTGCTCGCCCAGCTCGCGGTAGAGGTCTGCCTTCCGCTTCTCCAGGTCGATCTGCTGCCCTTGTGCGGTCCGTCCGGCCTCGGAGTACAGCGCCTCGACACCGAACGCCTTGGGCGCCGCCGCCAGGTGCTTGGCGATGTTGGCGCGCTCCAGGTACATCGACGCGAACAGATCGCCGCCCTTGCGGCCCGAGAACAGCGCGTTGAGCTTGCTGACCACCTGCTTATCGTTGAGCTTTCCGTCCGGATTGATCGCAGGGACGACCCGTTCCATCAGGTACTGGAAGGGGTTGCTCTCGTAGAGCTCCACGTCCTTCAGTGCGCCCGGAAGGAGCTTCGTGATATGGCCGGTCTTGCCGTACTTGACCGCGTCCTTGTTGATCAGGCCGAGTTTCGCCAACTCCTCTGCGGACTGCTGAGTGCTGCGGCCTGCGGCCCAGTTCTGGTAGGCGGTGGCGAGGCCCGTACCGGTCCGGTGACCGCCCATCTCCTGCATGGTGTGCAGCAGACCGAAGAAGAACGACTGGTCGTCCAGCTGCTTCGCTGCGACGCCGCCGGTCTTGATCATGTTGAGCATGTCCTCGGAGGTGATCATGCCGCCTGATGCCACGTAGGCTTGCGTGGCGAAGTTGACTACTCGCTTGAGCGACTCGGGTGTCTTCGCCGCGCCGCGCAGCTCCGCGGTCTTGAGCAGGTCGGCGAACATCAGCTCCGCGCGCTCGCCGTGGCCCTCGCCATGGCCGCCCTGGGCCATTACCGCCTCGATGCCGAACTTCATTTTTGCCAGGAAGGGCGTCACCGCCTCGGCCTCGTGCATGTCGCGGAGGACCGTGTATGCCTCCTTGAGCATCTTGAGATTGTCGGTCGCGCTGTTGCCCATGACGTCCATGCCCCGGGCGAACTTCACAGCGTCATCCAGCGCGGCGTCGCCGATGCCCTGCGCCCGCAACTGCGCGACCTGGGTCTGGAACGCTTTTGCTTCTTCGATCGTCGGGTTAATCGCGCCGAGGATGTGCCGTCCGGCCGCCATTGAGCCGTAACCGGCGATCGACATGTTCGCCCCCAGCGCCTGCCCTCTCGAAAGGCGGGCATCGAGCTCCTTCCGCCGATTGGCCAGGTCCGTCTGGGCGCGCAGGTGTCCCGTCTGCTTTTCCAGTGCCGCATTGGCCTCGCGCGTGGCACCACGAAGCCGCACTTCCTCCTGGGCGAGCTTGGCGACGTTGACGCCGGCGGCGGAGAGGTTGCCGCGTAGCGCATGCAGCTTGGCCTGTTGGGCGTCCTCTTCGGCCCGGAGCTTTCGCGCCTCGCCCGTCAGACGGGCGAACTCCGACCGCAGGCTCTCCGATGGGGAGAGGCTCGCCCGCATCTGTGCGGCAACCTCCGCAATTCGCTTCTGCAGGGACTCGACGCGCGCGGACGTGGCCTTGGACCCCTCCTTGAGCTTTCGGAACTCGGCCACCTGCTGCTGGGCGCGGTCCAGCTCGCGGAGCCGATCGCGGGTCTTGCGGAGCGCGTCCCCCGCTGCGCGGCTACTGCCCTGGACGCGACGGAGCGGAGCGCTGACCTTGTCCAGCATCTGCAGCAGCACTTGTAGCTTGAGATCCACGTTACTCCGCTCCGGTGCGTTGACGGGCGCGCTCGCGCCATTCCACGAGCTCTCGCAGGCTCATGGCCCACATCTCAGACGGCGGCCAATGGAACACCGCTGCGATGTCGGCCATGGCGTCCTCTACTGTTCGAGGGACGCTTTCACACCCTTCGGCAACAAAAAACCGAGGATCTCGGAACCGATCTGCATCAGGTCCGCCGGGTCGATGGAATTCATATCCGCCGTTGTGAGCGTCGGGATCGCAATCCGCGGGGCGACCTTGATGATGGCCCCGACGTCGAGCTGCGCCAGGTCGGAGAGGCTCACGCCGCGAAGCTCGCCGCCCATCGGGCGCCGCAGTCGAATCTGCTTGATCTCCTGTTCGCCGCGCTTGATCGGTACCTCCAACGTGACCGTTGCCAAGGCTTCGCTGTCACTACGGGTCGTCTGTTCGTTCATGGGTCTCACCAGTTAGGGGGAAAGGCCGCCGGCCGTAGCCGGCGACAAGGAAAGTCACAGGCCGATGGCGCGGCGCTGTTCGGCCAGGCGGTCCTTGCCATCCACGATGAACACGAAGTTCAGCAGGTCGATCTCGATCTTCGTGACGCCGTTGATCACGAGCTTGTAGTAGCTGCACGTGGTCGTGTACTTATGCTCGGTGTTCTCGCCAGTCTTCGAGTCGCCGAAGTCGATCTCCTTGTGTCGGCCACGTACGACGACTTCGACGGCGTCGACGGTTCCGTCGTCATCCCGCTGATAGGCGCCGGCGAAGCGCAGCTGCACCCCGGAGGCGGACGTGATGCCGTACTGCGAGAGCGCGGTGTCAAGCACGCCGCCGCCCGTCCATTCCAGATGAATGACCTCCTGGCCGAAGTCAATTTCGACGGGGCCGTCCATGCCGCCGCCGCGCCATTCCTCCATCTTGCGCGTCAGCTTGGGGAGGGTGACGGCGGCGACCAGGCCGACGTAGCTGTTGCCGTCGTTGAACAGGTTGAAATTCTTGAGCTTGCGGGGGAGCGCCATGGCGGTGGTCCTCTAGGTGTACGTGTGTGGCGGCCGCCTCGCCGGCGGCCGACCATGTCAGGCGTTGATGCTGGCTGCGAAGTCGGAAAGGAAACGGTCCGTAATGCGCTGTCGCAGCTGCAGGTTCTCGAGCGGCGGAACCGGGGTGTACTCGTAGTCGATCACCAGCTTCCCGCCAGAGAGGCTCGCGGCATCGTTGGCGGACGCGTCGTACCAGGCCTTGGCGTCGATGATGTAGCCGGCGCTCTTCTGCTCGCGGAACTTCGCGTTGATGCCCTCGAGGATGTCCTTCACCAAGCTCGGATACATGGGCTTGTCCACCGCCCACAGGTGCCTATCGGCGATCGTGTCAGCGAGCACTTGCGCAGTGCGCGTTGCCGACTCGAAGACGAACTTCGGCTCGTCAGAGCAGGTGCGGTCACCCCAGAACCGGAAGCCCTGGCTGTTGATCAGGGTGGTGATGCCAGCCTGATTGAGCAGCCCTGCATCGGTCGCGGGGTCCTGCAGATCCCAACTCACGTCGATGCTGATGCCAGTGACTCCGTTGACGCCAACGTTCGAGAGCGTCTTGTGCCAGCCCTGTGCTTCGTCGATAGCCGCTCGCAGGCCGAGCGCGTAGGCGACGCACGGCACCTCCACGGCCTTGTTGGTGACCGCGTCCCAGGCCATGAAATTGGGCCACAGCAGCATCACCTCGCGCTGGCTGAACGTGGCGCGATAGGCGATCGCCTCCGCGACGCTCGTGGCGCCGTGCGCGTGCACGTAGGCCATGCCGCGCAGCTTCTGCGCGATCCCCGCCAAGGCCACGGCCACCGCCTGGGTATCGAGCCCCGGGGCGCCGATGATGCGCGGCTTGACCCCCAGGCGACTCTGCGCCGACAGCAACGCCTGCGCACCCGTGAGGCGGCCGCTCGCGTCGGTCCCGCCGATCACGTTGGTTGCCGTCGCCGCTTCGTCGATGCCCTTCGCCACGCGCACCACCACGACGATCGGGCGGGTCTGCTGGCTGATCGCGTTCAAGGCCGTAGCCAGCGTACCGCCGGCCGTCGTACCGGCCTTCGCAAGCGCGGCCTGGACGTCCGTCACGAGCACCGGCGTGTTGATCGGGAACATCGCCTGGTCCGCGTCCTCGCCCGTCGCTACCAGGCCGATGACGGCGGTCGAGATGGTGGTAATGGTGCGGCCGCCGTCCGTAACTTCGAGGACGCGTACGCCGTGGTGATAGTCGGTAGCCATGGTGGAACCTCTCTGGATGGGCGCTACGCGCGCAGTTGCAGGGGAACGGTGAGAACGGTCGCGGGGTCGGCTGGAACATCCGTGCGGGCGCCCTGAATCGTCACGACGACTTGGCCGGGCACGTCGCCGAGATCGATGCCTACGCTCGTCAGCCGGAGGCGCGGCTCCCAGCGCATGAGTGCCGTGGCGACTGCCGCATAGACGCGCAGTCGCGTCGCGCCGGTGAGCGGCTGGTCAATCAGACGTGGAAGCAGCGAGCCATAGTCGCGACGCATGACCCGGGACCCGAGCGGCGTCCCGAGAATGTCGGCGATGCTCTGCACCAGGTGCGCAGTCCCTTCCAGGGCCTTGCCGGTGGTGGCGCTCATGCCGCGCATATCAGGTCGCCACCGGTTCGCCGGTGAGTGACGGTCCGGATTGCACGCCCTTGTGGGGATGCTTGGCGAGGCTCACGCCCCCGCCCACGACGTCGGTCGCCGCGGTAACCTTGGCATCGACGGTAACGTCGTCCGTCACGTGCAGCTTTCCGTTGAGCTTGGTGTCGCCGGTGATCTCGACCCCCCCGGGG